CATTGACCTGGATATCAACCGCACCGGCCTGCCACTGACACCATGGTCCCGCCAGTTGGCGTGGACGGTGTACGAACTGGCTGCCGCAATGCAGTTGGGGCGCCCAATTGACTCGCAAAAACTGGAAGCGATGAATCAGGTGTATCAACTGAACCTCGACCGTCAGGTTTACGTCGGCAGTAAAATCCTTAACGTGAAAGGGTTGCTGAACCAAGAGGGGGTAAAAACCTCCAACGCGCCTAAGCCGTGGAAACAGAGTACGGCTGATGAGATCCGCGCCTCTATCGATGCCGGCCTCACCAATGCATGGAAACAAACAGGGCGTGCTGTTGTTCCAGACAAAATGCTGATCTCTCCAGATGAATACGCATTGCTGGTCAGCACCATCGTATCTACCGCCGGTAACCGCTCGCTGCTGGATTACCTGACCGAGAACACCATCGCGTACAAGCAAAACGGCAAGCCGCTCGATATTCAGCCGGTTAAATGGCTGGAAAAAGACGGCGTTGTGCCAACCAATCGTGCGGCGTTCTACACCCAGGACCGCAAATACGTGCAGTTCCCGCTGGTTCCGCTGCAGCGCACGCCAATGGAATACCGCGACCTGCGTCAGATTGTCACCTACTACGGCAAGGTAGGCGCGGTTGAGCTGCGCTATACCGACACCATGCACTACGTGGACGGCATCTAACAATCAGCCCCGCAAGGGGCTTACAGGAAACGATATGAAAAAGATTCGTGTACACACGCCGTTTGAGCTCACTCTGCCTGATTATACCAAGCGCCATTTTGTGGCGGGCCTCCAGTTAGTGGAAGACGATATCGCTGAACACTGGTTTGTGAAGCGCTATTCCGAACCCGCAGAAGGGGAATCCCTGCCAGTGGGGGATGGGGAGTCGGCGCTAATCATCGAAAGGCTTCAAGGTGATCTCGCCGAGCTGACTGGCCAGGTGACAGAGTTGCAGGGACAAATTCAAGCTGCCGCCGAAGGTCTACAGGAGCGCAATACAGCGATTGCGGAAAAAGACCAACAGATCGCCGAGCTGACTGGCCAGGTGACAGAGTTGTCCGCGAAACTGGAGAAAAACAATGGAGCCAAAAAATAAAACTCTCCCCACTGTAACGCAGTTTCGTACCGACTTTCCGCAGTTCAATGACACTACCCGCTACCCTGAACCACAAATCCAGTTTCGTCTAAACCTGGCTGACGCTTTGCTTGATGAGCGACGTCTGGGGAATTTGTTCGTTTATCTGGTCGAGCTGTTTGTCGCCCACTATACGGCGCTGCAGGCGGTAGACAATCGCGCGGCGGCGGCCGGTAGTGCTGGTGGGGCAAATAGCGGCGTGGTGTCGTCCAAGTCGGTCGATAAAGTCAGTGTGAGTTATGACAACAGCGCCACGCTAAACCCGGATGCAGGATTTTGGAACAACACACGCTACGGCGCGGAGTTTTACCAGTACATCTGCATGTTCGGTGCTGGAGGCCGCCAGCTATGAAAAGTGGGCTAAAAGTGCGGGCGGACAAATCGCGTGACGTGTTGGCGGCACTTCGGGAGATCGGCCGCCGCGACGTTTTAGTGGGTATTCCGGGGGAAGCATCAGAACGTGAGGATGCACCTTTCGGTAACGCTGGGATCGGCTATATCAACGAAAACGGCTCTCCTGCGCAAAATATCCCACCGCGTCCGCACCTGCAGCCAGGAGTAAGGTCGGTGCAGGATGAAACCACCGCACAATTGAAATTGGCAGCACTTGCGGTATTGGATGGAAAATCAGGCCGCGCTGAGCAGTACCTGGCCCGCGCTGGCGTGATTGCCTCCAATGCGGTGAAACGCTACATCATCATCGGCAATCTGACGCCATTGGCACCGTCCACGCTGTATGCAAGAAAGCACCGCAAGGTTGCGCCGCGTAACGGTGAGAATCCACTGATTGATACTGGCGAGTATCGCCGGTCTATCACCTACGTTGTGAGGGATAAAAATGCCACTTCTTGACGTGACTGATGTGCTTTTCGACCCGGATTTCTGCGATACCTCGCTGGTGGTTACGCGAAATCAGCAGACAGTTGATCGCCAGGGCTTTGCCAGCAATGAGGCGGTGAAAATTCCGTTCTCTGGCGTGGTCACTGTCGATCGGTCGCTGGAAGCGCGACGTATGCAGGCGGGACAGGTGATCACTGGTGCGATTCTGGTTGTGACAACTGAACGGCTCACTGCCGGCCAGACCTCACGCGATGCTGATGTCGTGACCTATCAGAACCGGGATTACCGTGTGACCTTTGTAGACCCCTACACGGCATATGGTGCCGGCTTTGTTCAGGCCCATTGCGAATTGCTGCCGTTCGATGGAGGGGTGCCCATTGAGCAATAACACCAGTACGCAGCCGGGATACCTGACGCCAACTGCATCAAGCCAATTGGACGATGAGGCGCTAGAGCGTTCTCTCAGCGATTGGGTGATGGGAGTAACCGGCTTGCCTGACGGTCATGTGCGTCCACGTTGGACACCGATACAACCGCCATTAATGCCGGTAGAGGTGAATTGGTGTGCCTTTGGTATTACTGGTTTTCAGGCAGATGCCAACCCGGCCTTTACCAACACGACAGACGAAGGATCTGAACTTTGGCGGCATGAAGTGGTTGAGTGCATGGCCAGCTTCTACGGTCCCGGAAGTCAGCGCCTGGTGACGATTTTTCGTGATGGTCTGACGTTGACGCAGAACAACGACCAATTAAAAGCTATTGGCCTGTCGCTGGGCAACGTTGGCGACATCATTCCCTTTCCAGAACTCATCAATAACCAGTGGGTGCGCCGGTATGACATCGCCGTGCGCCTGCGTCGCAAAGTGATCCGCGAGTACGGCATCAAGTCGCTGGTGGAAGCACCGGTTCAATTCTTCGGAGAATAATCTATGTCACAGGGCTTACCTGTATCTAACATCGTGTCTGTCACGGTGAATATGGCGCTGCGCGCCGCACAGAGCCGTAATTTTGGGGCTTTGCTGGTAGTGGGCGGCTCCGATGTGATCGACGGCAGCCAGCGCATGCGCAGCTATTCGGGCATTACTGACGTCGGGGCTGATTTCGGCATGAGCGCCCCAGAATATCAGGCAGCAAGTTTGTACTTCCAGCAGACCCCGCAACCACGCACGCTGTACATCGGGCGCTGGATTAAAGAGGACCAGGCTGCGTTATTGCGTTGTGCCATCCTGACGCCGGCACAGATGGCAATTAGCACCTGGGCATCGGTGACAGATGGTGCGATGAAAATCAGTATCGATGGCACTAATAAGACGGTGACCGCGGTCGATTTCTCGGCGGAAACCAATCTGAACGGCGTGGCCGCGCGGATCACTGAGAAGCTGACCACGGCGACCGTGACCTGGGATGCGGTGAACTCGCGCTTTATCATCACATCGAAAACCTCTGGCACCTCGTCAGCGGTGGGCTATGGTTCGGCGAACACCACTGGCACCGATATTTCGGCGATGATGGGGGCGGTGCAGAATGCTGGGGCCCTGGCGATTGCCCGCGCTGCCGCCGAAAGCATTCAGTCCTGCATCTTCAAACTGGCTGACATGTCTACTGGCTGGTATGGCCTACAGATCGCAGACACGTCGCTGAGCGATGATGACGTGATCAGCGTTGCGGCATTTATCCAATCGGATGAAGTCTCACGCATTTTCGGGTACACCACGCAAAACACCGGCGTGCTGGATTTGGATAACACCAATGACATCGCCAGCAAGCTGAAAAACGCCAAGTACGGACGCACCTTCATTCAGTATTCCGGCGTTAGCCCGTATGCGTCAGCGTCTATCTTTGGTCGTGCGTTTACCGTGAATTTCCTGGGTAACAACACCACCATCACGCTGAAGTTCAAACAGGAACCCGGCATCACGCCGGAAACGCTTACCCAGACTCAGGCCAAAACGTTGACGGCGAAAAACTGCAACATGTTCGTCAACTACGACAACGACACGGCGATCATTCAGGAAGGCCTGATGTGCAACGGCGATTTCTTCGACGAGCGCCACGGCCTGGACTGGTTGCAGAACTATGTACAGAACAACCTCTATAACGTGCTCTATACCAGCACGACCAAGGTGCCACAGACCGACCCAGGCATTACCCGACTTCTGACCAGCGTCAACGGTTCGCTCGAGCAGGGGGCGACCAACGGCCTGATAGCACCAGGCGTGTGGAATGGCGACCCAATCGGCAATCTCGAAACCGGCGCCACGCTGACTACGGGCTATTACACCTATGCACCGTCTGTGGCGACGCAATCGCAAGCCGATCGCGAAGCGCGCAAAGCACCGGTGATCCAGTGTGCTATTAAGCTGGCCGGCGCTGTGCATTTCGCTGACGTCATCATCAACGTAAATCGATAAGGGGCAAAAATGTCTACTTACAGCTTTTTGGATTTTTCCGCCTCGATTGTCGGCCCTGGTGGTGCGTTCGATCTGGGTTATGGATCTGGCAACGCCGAAGAGGGCGTGACTGTCACGATGATTGAAGCAAAGAACACCATGACCATCGGTGCGGGCGGTGACGTGATGCACAGCCTGCACGCCGGTAAGGGCGGTACGGTGAATGTGACTCTACTTAAGACCTCACCGACCAACGCCAAGTTGAGCGCGATGTATAACGCGCAGTCGCTTTCCTCGGCAACGTGGGGAAATAACGTGATTGTGATGCGCAACAGCGCCAGCAATGACGTTTGCTCGGCGCGTTCGGTGGCGTTCCAAAAGGTGCCTGACTGGCAGAACGCCAAAGACGGCGGCACGGTAACCTGGGCATTTGACGCGGGCCTGATTGACCAATTGTTGGGTACTTTTTAAGAGGTAATGCATGGAATTCGAAATTAAGGGCCAGCAGTTCCGCGCGGCCAAACTAAACGCCTTTGCTCAGCAGGATGTGGCCGTCGCTCTGGCGCCTGTTTTGTCCGGGCTGATCCCGTTACTCAAAGATGTGATGGCCGGTAACGCTAAAACGCCGATGGATGATAAAAGCCGCTTGTTTGATGAAATTATCCCGCTGGTGGTGAAGGCTGTTAGCCAGCTCAGCAAAGAGGGGCGCGCGGAAATCAACCATGCGTGTCTGTCGGTTGTTACCCGGCAGCAGGGGCAAACGTGGTCGAAAATTTACGAGCCCAACCAGCGGGTGATGTTGTTCGATGACCTCAACGGTTTGGATCTGGTGAAAATCGTTGGCAGCGTGGTGCAGGACTCCCTCGGTGATTTTTTTCCCGCACTCCCCG